ACTTGGGTGAAATAATGGCAATTATTTATAAAAGACCTGGATTTGATAAAACAATAAACTTTGATAAGGCACATATTCATCATAAAGCAGAACTATTTAGAAAAAATCTAACTGCAGATAAGGTAATTCCATTTATATCATTCTTATCTAAAAAACTAATTGGTGACTATGAGCTTATTGAACAAGGTTCCAACTAATTGGGATGAAGTATATCTTGACCAATTTATAGAATTAGTTAAGATAAATGGTAAGGAACTTGGCTTTTATGAAAAATATATAGAGATACTCGCTATATTAACTGATACACTTCCAGATGATGAATTTTGGGATGATGTTGATGTAACAGATTTGAATAATGTTATAAGTGGTTTAAAATGGGTCTCAACTGAGCCAACTAATAACTATTCAAGATTTTTAGAAGGGATGGAATGTATAGATATAAATAAATTATCATTTGGTGAGTTTATAGATATAGATTATTTATTTGCAGAAGATAAATTCGAAAATCTTAATAAGATATGTGCTATTCTATATAGGAAGTCGAAATATGATGAATGGGATAATGTTATTTATGAACCATATGGTAGATATGATATAGAGGTTAGGAAGGAACTGTTTAATGAATTATCTATATCAAATGTTTATGGTTTATTAAAGTTATTTAGTGACTTTAAACAAAATATAATGACTACATATGAAACAATTTTTCAACCAGAGATTGATGAGGATGAGGATTATAATGAGGATAATTTTGAACCAGATGAAAAAGAAGCGATTGAAGAAGAAAAAGTAATGCAACACTGGGGTTGGGAGAATGTCCTATATAAATTAGCAGAAGGTGATATAACCAAGTATGATGATATAACAAATCTTCCATTAGTATTCGTTTTAAATCAACTATCTTTTATTAAAGATATGAAATTATAAAAATATAAAAACAAAACAATAATAATATGAAAAATAATCTTCCTAAATACAAGATAACTATTGATGATGAATACTCTGAAGGTGAAGACCTTGGAATTTCTATGATTGCATTCACTTCAAGACCTGCAATTATTACTAAAGGAATGGCATTCAATACAGATGAACCAAAGAACTTATTCTTTGCAGATGAGTTAAAGTATAGAATTTGTGCACCTGTTATGGTTCCAATGGAAATCTATAGATGTGATAGTGATGAAGAGTATTTTGTTCAATTCACAGAGCAAGAAATCGATGCTATTCACCAGAAGTTTATGAGTAATTTAACTAATAAAGATATATTTAATCTTGAACATAATTCAAATGATGTAATGCCTGCTTTTGTATTAGAAGCTTGGATTGTTGATACACCAGAAACTGATAAAGCAATGCAAACATATGGCATCAAAGTTCCAAAAGGAACATTAATGATGACAACTCAAATAACTGATAAACAAGTTTATTCTGATTTAGTAAATTCTGGTAGAGTTGGTTATTCGATTGAAGGATTTTTAGGATTGAAATTATCTGAAATAAAAAATAAAGAAACAAAGATGGAAAACAAATTAAACCTTCCTGCTGGTGAATATACTGATGCAAATGGGAATTGTTTTATTGTTGCTGAAGATGGTTCAGTAACTGAAAAACCTTGCGCACCTGTAGAAGAGCAAATGGCTTGCGCACCAAAGGATGAAAAAATGGGATTAGACACTACAGATGCTAAACCTGGTGATGTTGCTGGAGCAACTGCTTCTGAACCTGCTAAAATACAAGAAACTGAATTAGCTGTTGGAGATGTAGCACCTGTTGATACAACTGCACCTGCTGAAGGACCTGCTGAAACTGCTGAAGTATTATCTTACACTAAAGAGGAAGTTGATGCTAAATTCGACGAACTATACAAGTTAATTGCTGATATGAAAGCAGAAGATGATGCTGAGGATGTTGTTGAACAAGCAGAAACTCAACCAACTCAATTATCTATTCATAATAGATTAGAGGAATTTGTTAGATTTGCAAGACAAAGCTAATAAAAAATATAAAAATAATTGTTACTAACAATAATAAAAAATAAAAACAAATAAAATGAGAGAATTAAAATTCGACTTAAACATTGACAGCTCAGCATTATTAAATGCTAATCCTGTTGAATTCTATTCTAAAGCATATATCAATGAAGACATTGTGAATAACTTCAGAACATTGCCAGGAATTAAATCAAAAACAAAAATCGCTACAACTTCTTTTTCTAACATCTTAAAAGAGAGTTCTTGTGAGTTCGTTGCTGGAGACCAAACTTTATCTGCGGTTGAAATCGACGTATGTCCAGTATCTGCATTAGCAGAAATCTGTAGATTTGACATTGAAGCTTCTTACTTGTCATTATCTATGGCTAAAGGTTCAGGTGCTTCTTTTGAAGTTCAACCATTTATGAACTTCTATTGGGACCAAATGGCAAAAGAAATTTCTGCTGAAGTAGAAGTTATCAGATGGCAAGGTTCTGCAGGTTCAACTGCATCAGGTTACACTGGTTCAAATGCTTACAAAGCATTATGTGATGGTTATGAAAAATTATTACTTGCTGATAGTGCTGTATTAGACGTAACTGCAACTGCTTCAACAATCAATGCAACTAATGTATTAGGTGAAATGGTTAGAGTATATACTAAATTAGCTACATCTGCACCACAACTTATCAACAGAACTGCTGATTTAAGATTTTTCGTAGCACCTAACATTGCTGCTGCTTATAGACAAGCTGTTGCTGCTGGTAATACATTAAACTATGTAACTAAAAATCTTGATTTCTCATTCTTGGACATCAAATTAGTAGTTGCTGAAGGTATGTCTGCTAATAAAATGGTTCTTACATTAAAAGATAATTTAATCTATGCTTTTGATGGTGAAGGAGATGGTAAAGCATTAAAAGCAGTTAATCTTGAAGATAGCGTTGCTGAACCAAAATTGAGAACAAGAGCAAACTTAAAAGTTGGTTTCTCTATTGTAAATGGTGCTGAAATCGTTTATTACTCATAATTCATTATCAACCAATGAATAAAAATAATCAATAGGCTGTTATTAAATAATAGCAGCCTTTTTGATAAATAAAAAATAAAAAAAATATACAATGGCTTGTACAACTATAACATCAATTACTAAATCTTGTTCAAACAACCAAGGGGGTATTTTTTCTGTATATATCAATGATACTGATAAAGTAATCGTAACTGCATCAGCTTCAACTCACCAAATTACAACAATTTCTGCTACACCTTCATTTGCTACATTTGAATTTAATAGAAATGTTGGTTCTGTAACAATTGACCCTAAAATTGATTTAATCAATGGTTCAACTTATTACGAAGCAAAGCTTACTTTGGTGTTCCACAGAAGAGAGGCTGCTAAATCAAGAGCACTTCAAATACTTGGAGAAGGACAAAGATACTTGGACGTTATCTTTTTAGATGCTAACGGAGTTTATTGGTACTTAGACCACGCTCAATTAGACGGAGGAACAGAAGAAACTGGAACTGCAAGAGCTGATGGTTCAAAATATACAGTAACATTCACTGCTCAAATGGATAATAGACCATATGAAATTTCTAAAGCATTAGTAACTTCAGTAATCTAACAAAAACTTAAAGTAGGTAAGTCAATAAAAAACTCAAGGTTAGAATAAAAACTTACTTACTTATCATAGTAGTTTTTTGGATAAAAACCCGTTAGGTCCTCTAACGGGTTTTTATATTTAATACTATATAAAAACAATAATAAAAAATAAAAGATAAAGGTGATATACATTGAAAAAAACAAAACAAATGATATAATACTTACGTTATCGGAAAGTTCAACATTATCAACACCCAACTTTTTATTCGTATTTCTAAATGAATATAATTTAGAAGCACAATCAATAACATTCTCAACACCAGATATAAGTTCTTACACAAATCGTTACAACCAATTTGTTCTAATAGAAAGTGCAACAGGTTCGACAACAGGAGGCTATAATGTGCCACTCAAATTAGTTAGTGGGCAATATAGATATACTGTATATGAAGCACCTTTTGTAACACTTGATATAAATGATACAACTGGAATTGTGATAGAAGAAGGAAGAATGGTAGTCAGTGGTGATGACGATGATATAGAAACTATAACTAATAGTGTCTATTTATAAAAATAAATAAATAAAAAATGGCTTGGTACAATTTTGGTAAAAAACAAGAGAGTGTAGTGGTTGAAAACGAACCACTTTATTCACAATTTAGCACACCATTCGGAAAAATTGGTGATGGAAATCTATCTCTGCCTTATGTTCGTTCATATGGTTCAGAGAGATTTGTTAGATTTGGAAATGATAATTTATTTCCTCAAATAGTAAATCAAATGTATTTCCAATCTGCTTTAAATGGTTCTATTATAAACTATAAAGCAAATGCAGTAATTGGTGGAGGATATGAGTTAAAATCTAATGATACTTCAGGATTACAAAAGGTAAAAGAATATACTTTTATTAAAAAGAATAAGTTTAATAAACTTATGAGACAACTAACAAAGGACTTAATAATGCACGGTCGTATTTGTGTTATTATAGACCCTACAACGAAGGATATATCTATTAAGAGAGTTGGACCAGAGAAGGTCAGAGTAAATTCATTAAAAACGATATATACGATTGCTGATGACTGGGCGAGAAGCGTTGGAATGTATGAGATTAAACCTTATTATGTTGGTGCAACTGAAAAAACTTTATTCGTTTATGAGATTGATGGTGATGCTGGACAAGATATATATCCAATTCCACAATACTGTTCTTCTTTGAATGATGCTTTTTTAGATGGTGAGATGTCTTACTTACAAAAATCTAATATAATCAATTCAGTATTTCCTTCGTTTATGATTAAACTTGCAAAGAAATTTGGTTCTCAAGATGAGATAAATCAATTCAAAGATACAATCAATAAAGCAAAAGGAGCACCTGCTGCTGGTAGAATTATGACATTTGTTGCTAATTCATCTGACCAATTGCCTTCTATTGAAACAATTCCTACTAATAATAATGATAAAATCTTTGATAGCACGTTACAAAGAGTTGATGCTAATATATGTAGAGCACATTCAATTGACCCACTTTTAATGGGGATTAGAGTATCTGGTGCATTAGGAAATGGTAATGAATTACAACAATCATATACTATATTTGAGAAAAATGTTGTAATGCCATTAAGAGAGATGATTACTGAAATAGCAGATGAATTGTTATTCATTTCTGGAATAAATTCGACAATAACTATAAATAACTATCAAATCATTGATGAGGTGATAGTCGATAAAACTAATCCAACTAAATAATGGTCTATTTTGTAACAGAGAGATACTTAAAACTATATGGAATGATTACTTCTAATGTTGATGCATCGGACTTCACACCACTAATTCAATTTGCTTCTAAAGCATTTATTAAAAAACAAATAGGTTCTTACTTCTTTAATTATTTATTAGATAAATATAATGCACAAACTTTAGACCAATATGAAACAGAGTTGGTTGAGATAATGCAATTTGCTATTGCTTGGAGAGCAACTGCTGAAGCAACTTTATCTTTAACATATCAATTAAAGAATAAAGGTCTTCAAAAACAAAATGATGATAATGCTGAGAGTGTTGAAAAATCAGAGGCAACCTTTATGTATGATAATTATATTCAAAAAGCTCAATACTTCGAATTAGAATTAAAACAGTTCTTAATAGATAATAAGAATAACTATCCTTTATTTTTAGATATATTAAATAAAGATAGTCAAATTAAGAATGACCAATATAATGCAAGAGGTGACCAATTTAATGAAGGAACTGGTTTAATAATAATCTAAAAAAATATATAAATAAAAATGAGTGATTTAATATATTGGATTGGTGGGATAGTAG